TCATAATCTCGTCTATCATGTTCTTCCAGTGTCTCTACTCGCTTATTAAGTCGGAATGCCGGTGTAATCCATTTAAAGATTACAGCCGCTGCCCCTCCGACAATGGACACTCCTCCGCAAATAGAGAGGAAAATCTGTACAAATTCTGATATGCTCATTTACCTACTCCTTTTCCCAGTAATATACCGGGATCTCATTACCGCTATCCCACGTATCGAAATATTTGCCCTCTTGCACCGTCACCACATGACCATCTATGCAGAGGATATATGTGCCTGTTGGATGGTCTGCGCAGAAATCGTTAACTGTATAGATATATCGTCCATGATCGTCTATCAAGTGTCTCTGGTATCCCAAGTCTTTTAGGTACGCACCCCAAACATAATTCGCTGACGGCATGTCGCATAGTTTACAGGCTCTTACCATTAGTTCTGTGAAAACCGTCTCCCAATCTTTCCCGGTTGCCTTGCAGATGGCACGAATAACACAATCTCCGACTCTTTTCCCTATAATTGGATTTGGATTATATTCTTCAAACATGCTCATTTTAAATACTCCCATAGATAACCGCCGCCAATCCCTTTCCGACACCATGCTTTTAGCGTTCCAATAGGATATCCAAGCAGTTCTGCTGCAACATGTGCAGAACAGTATGTAGCAAGAATTTTATTCTCTAGTGTTTTCTGGCAAACTGGTAGCGAAACAGTATCAATTGCACGGATTTTTGCTGTTCCGTAATTATTGTTATACTGATACGTGCACCATTCTAAATTTTCAACGGAATTATTAAGCTTATTTTCATCTTTATGATTTACGCAAGGCAATCCCTCTTTATTTGGAATAAAAGTTTCTGCAACAAGCCTATGAACTTGAAATTTTCTTTTATTCTTTTTACTATAAAGTGTTACTACATAATATCCGGAATTGATCAAATGCGGTTTTAAAATCAATTCCTTGGGTTTTCCTAATTTTGCACTTTCTTTGAAGCTTTTTACGTTTCCCAAATTACTAACTTGGTATAATCCCTCATAACCTTTGACATCTTTCCAAATTTCTCGCATCTTATTCTCCTTTACGTATATATGTATATACGTATATTTTAACATATTTTCATATTTACGTCTATACGTATTTATGGTATATTTATCTCAGGAGGTGCATTATGAACAAAGTTAAATTTACAACAACCATTGATCAAGAGTTATTGGAAAAATTAAAAATCGCTGCCATCAAGGAAAAATGCTCTGCTTCATTTATTTTGGAAAAACTTATAAGAGAATATCTTAGCAACAAGGAAGGCAACTAGCCTTTCTTTTTTGCTGTTTTATATCTCTTCGCCGCTCCTCTGGCTTTAGCAGCGTTCTGGCGGTTCCACTTCGCTATCATAAGCCGGTCTTGCAGTTCCCTCAGGTTGTTCTGCTTGCAGTAATCTTTGTATGCAGCATTTTGCTTTTGCAAAAGGTAAGACTTCCGGTTAAGGTCTTGCTGTAATGCGAATTTTGCCTTTTCATTCGGTGCATTGTCAACTCCTGCTTGCAGTCCAAGGACTTCGCGTTTCGTTTTGCGGATTCTTCGCTCATAAGTACGTTGCCGTTGTTCCTTTTCGTACTGCTTACCCTTATCAGCTTTATCCTGCGCTGATAGTTCTGCATAAGGATTCAGCATTCCTTCCACCCAAACTGAAAAATGATGCCTGCAATTTACTCCGCATATTCCATCAGCTTCGCCATAATGACAATTTTCAATAAAATCTGGATATTGGCTTGATTTTTGCCCCAGCATTCTACGGTATTCTGGTGTATCTCGTTCCCGAAAAAACTCCGGCTTAATTTCTTTTAATTTTTCCCAGTCTATGGAAAATACCTGCCCTTGCCATACTTCATGGCTTGGGCGGCTTCCTATATGTGCCGATGTCAGTACTAAACCATATCCCATTTCTTTCATTCTTGCCAACTGAATATCAGCACACGCCTGTGCCACGCCAGTTCTGACAGAACGTGCAACTGCTGTTTCAATGGTGTCTTTTCTGCCAGATGGATATGTGACGGTAACACCATCTGATACAACGTTATTAACCGCCTCTTTGATGGCTTGCGTATACCCAACCGCCCCAGTCATTACATGGTTATATGCAAGGTCGCATTGCTCAATATAGAGTCTCTGGGCGGCACTTGCGGTTGTTCGTGTGAAATTCTTCCACTCGCCCATAGTCGCAAGCATATTCCGCTCCATGAGTCTTATCATTGCCGGAGACTGTTCGAGCGGTACAGGACTTAGTCCTGCCGCCTTATATATCTTATCATCGTAATTCATTGCAGTGATTCCAGCATCCTCAAACGCTTCAAGAAGCTCCTGCTGTTCACGTTTGGTGTATTTGGATAATTCTGCCAGAATGTCCTCTAACAGTTCGCCAGATTCCTGTAGCGTTCTGATTCTCCACGCATCGGCATTGGTCAGAATATAGTCCTCACCTCTGCCGATTCTTGCCATCATTCTCGACACGATCTCAGAGATGATATATTGATGCAGTTCTTCGGCAATCTGCTCACTGCCCTCTGTTATTCTACGTAAATATTCTGGACTAAGCATAATATATCACCTCTTTCGATAAAAGTCGTGGTACATGTTTTGATTTTTTGTTGGTTTACTAAAGCACGAGTCCCAAAAGTCCATGAGCCGTAAACCCTTGTATTTACAGGGATTTCCTCATATCTATTGCTATCACCAGTACCATCTGCTATAGTTAACTAGAAGGGAGGTGTAAGCATGGCGAACCAGAAAAAGGACGATAAGGACAAGTATGTAAAGACCACGATCAGCTTCGAGCCAGAGCAGTACAGGCAGATGATTTCCTACTGTGAACGTGAAGAACGTTCTGCATCTTGGGTTATCCGCAAGGCTCTTGCTGAGTGGTTTGAGAAACATGATTGATTCTTGTCGGTTTCGGTATTACTGGTGCATACTGGTGTGCATTAGTAATACCGAAATGTCCATGAACCGTATACCCTTGTATTTACAGATTTGCCCTCGTTTCTTACGTTTTTTAAACTTTTCACTCTGTTCATTCATTACATCTAATATGGATCTGCTAGATACTATTTCTCCTTCAGAATGACATACTGGACACTTGTTATAATCTGTCTGATTCATAATCAACGTACTATCTTCTAATTCGTACACTTTTCCGCATTTTTTACATTTCATAAGAGTATAACTTTCCCAAGACATTTTTACCATCTCCCTTTAAATCCATATGTTCATATGTCGCTAAAGTCTCCTTTAGTTAATTAGATGTTTCTTAAAAAGCTCTCAATGAATGTACTTTCGTATTCATGCGCATAATCATTTGGATGAAGATTTACAAATCCTCCAATGCCATCTGGGTCTACAGCCTGTTTACGATTCACCACTGTTTTAACCGTTTGACTAACATCAGGATTTACAGAACGAATCATAACAGGCGTTCTTTCGTCTCCGTTAAGATCAATATACGGGATTCCATATTTCTTAGCGATTTCAATCTGAGCTAGTCTCCAACTATTGTCGTTTACTCCATTGGATACAATTATGCCTATGTGTGCAAATGGTCTATGTTCAAGCAGCCAAGAAAGAACTTCATTCCAAGCCCCATAGTATGTTGCTGTTGTATTATCATCAATCGTTCCGAGTCCAATATAACCCTCTGTTACTTCTCCGTCTGTTCCACTGTTACCAGTATCATGATGTCCATCATTGATACCAAGATAAACAGTGATATAATCCGCATCATCTGGAATGTTCTGATAATAGCATTGTGCTGTCGGACAAGTAATACTATTACTAAAAGAGCCAGGATTTTCAGGAAAAGCAAGTGTCATTCCGCTTCTAAAGAAAGTGTCAACAACTTCGATACTAGTCCTGTTTCCAATAATAAAAGGAAAGACCTTATTCCTCCCCGCGTATTTTCCTTCTGTAAGGATGGCAGATTCAGAACCCCAAGAAAAGCTATCACCGCAGTGAATCCATTTCTTTCCGAAAAGCATATCATTAGCTTTAGCTGCTATAATTTCTTTGACCTGTTCTTTTGTAGGATATTCTGAAGGAATAACAACCGAATCTGACAAATGTGTTTCGTTAGACGGATACACATTTTCTGCATCATCAGTGTACAGAAGATAATCAGAATCATTTTTATATACAGTTAACTGCATATAACCATCATGTGTCGGAGTATGCTCTGTTATCCCTTCGCCAGTGTTAATTCTTTCTAAAATATTCCCTGTATCACCATCATTTTGCACTGTTTTTTCAGTAATAATTACAATTCTTGCTTTGGGGCTGATGGTGTAATGCACTCCAGATTTAACAGGGATATTTGTAAATAGATTGTATGATGTAGATGGTGCAACACTCGAATTGAAATTGTAATTTTCCTTAAACTCGGATCCGCACAACATGTTTTCGTTATGTAGTATAACTGAATCAAGTCTGCTTTCTGCGGAATCAAGTCTTTCTGCAAGTTCGCCTTTTAAATTTTTTTCTCCGAAATTTGAAACCGTATTATCATCTACACCATCTTTGAACATTTTGTAATTAGCAGAATTAGCTTTTTGTATAGAAACATATGCTTTTGTATTTTCTGCCGTAATGGTTCTTACGTACTCGGCTGTCTGTACGATGTTGTCGCCATCGTAAATAACGATAGCACGTACATCACAACCAAAATTGTAAGTAACGCCAGTTTCAACCAAAAGCTCAAACATGTCATATACATCCGAATCTCTAACTTCTCCTGTAATTAGCTTGATTTTGTTCGGAGTGTATTTTGAACTATTTAAAATGTTGTTTGAGTCAGTTCCATACAGATCCCCTAAATCTTCCTTTAGCGAACCAGTTTCCGTTTTCAGCGAACCAATATCCGTCTTGTTCTGCTCGATCTGCTGTGCCTGTTCTGTCGTGGCGCCGGGCTTAACTGGATTCTTTTCAAGGTACTCATTTACTGCGGCTTTGACTTCTTCCGGTGAGATTTCGCCGCCAATTCCTTTTAAGCATAATTCGTATAAATACTTCTCTTTTCTTGTAATTGGCTTCGGGAGTTCGCCCTTGTAATCGCCTGTCAAGTACGCAAGATATTTTTCTTCCCTTGTTACTGGTTTATCTGCCATCTTTTTTTACTCCTCTCCGAATAATGTTGGTTCATCTGGTTGAGCTTCTTTCACCATTGCTTTCGCTTCTTCCTCAGTCATTCCCTCGAACTTTACAAAATACAACCATGCCGGAACCTTGTTAGTAGTCACATACTGCCACCATCTTGCACGGTCGTTTTCACGTACATACAGAATGTCTCCAAAATCATAATTGACTTCATAGGCTCCGACAGGTGCAAGTCCGTACAGGTCAGCGTAAACATTCAGTGCGTAGATTACTTCGTCCAGACAGGATTCCAGTTTGTCTCGAACGTCTTTGATAAACTGAACCGTCCTCTGCTGTTCCGCTTCTACGCCTGTAGCCGTCTGAATACCGCTAGATTCGTTGAAAACAAAGTACCCGTTGGAGAATCCAATCTTGTACCCCAACTGGCTTAAAAGGGCATTTATGCCGGCTATACGGGTATCTGTGTTGAGAACTGGATTAATTTCTTGGTAGAACTCTTTCTCGTCCTGCCCGAATACATTCTTGACAAAATGCGGTAAGTTCATTTCATTTCGTCTGTTCTCCATGCCCTGTGGCGACATAGCTGCTACAGGTGTACCACTTGGCATCAGCAGCCTATCATCTGCCAGAACAATCTTCTGAGAATCAAAAATCTCTCCGGCATTACGGCTGTATGCAATGTCCAGGTCTTTCAACTCTTCAATTGCTTCTGCAAATATCGGAAGCCCAAGTGGTGTACTGATATCTACATTGTTCGCTTGTGGTGTTCGCAGTACTCCATACAAAGGTGAAGTTATTTTCCTCATATTTTCCTTAAAAAAAGGACCTGCTTCTTCTGCCAAATCAGCCCATTTTGTTTCTTTTATCGGTATAGCGTCTCCGATGCTATTGGGTGATTTTGAAACATACGTTCTATTCGAGACATAATATGGAAAAAAGGTTACGCCATCTATGGTAGTTTCCACAAATCTATGATACTCCAGCCTCGTATAATATTTTCGCCCAACCGTGTAAGAATCTTTAAATACGATTCCTTTAATTTCCTGATTATCATAATCTACAATCATCACATCCGCCGGAGTAAACACGTCAAGGCTCTCGCCGTTCGGCTTAATAAACACCGTTCCATAAGCGCAACCATATTCTACCCAGTGACGAATCTGGAAGTACACCTTGTCAATCTGTTCTTGGATCCATTCTGCACGTGATCCAATGTCTTCTTGCACGTTTATCGGATGACCCGCATATTCCGCTGTTGTGACATGCTCCCATTTATAAAGTTCTGGATCTCCCTTCGGCTTTGATATCTGAATGCCGATTGCCAATGTTGCGAGCCGTGCTGTCTCTGAGCAGACAGATTTAGCAAAATTAATTGTCTTGATATTATTCTTATCATCTAACCATTCCGGCGCACCCCTGTAGATGTTTGCACACCGGTTAATCAACGATTCCATTTCTGGAAACTCTGCTGCCTGGATGCTGAAATCCTCTTCAGCTTGTTTTTTGAATATCATGTTAAACCACCTTTTTAGTGTTGTTATTAGTCCCATTTAGTCACCTGTCGCTATCTTCTTTCCACACATCGGACAATAATTAAGGTCAAACGGTCTGGAAGTAATGCTTCCTTTTCGGTCTTTCATGTACATGTACAGCATACAGCCGTATATATATTTGTTCTTCTTGTATTCTGGATTATCATGACATTCTTTCCAAGAAGCTAATTCGTCACAAAATTTACACATTACGCACTGTACCCCCTTCTGTTAAATAACGGCTCATAAGCATACCTAAGTGCCGAGATTGCATGATCGTTCCCATCAGGATAACCGCTTATTACATTCCCCTCTTTGTCCCGATCATACTCATATTCTGTAATTTCCTTATATGCGTTCGGCGTCCGTTTCGGGTCAATGACAAGTGTCTTGGTCTGTAAGAATTTGAAACCATACTCGATGCTTCCCGGCCCTTTGATTGCTCCTCTGGCAGGAAGTCCGGCATCCCGGAAGTCATTCACGGACTTAGGTTCCGCAGAATCACATATCATTGTATAATCGTCATATCCTTTTTTCTTGATCCAGTCAGCGGTCTTGGAGTTGCTCCATTTATTTACATACAGTTCGTCGATCAGATATATTTTCTCTCTGGCAGAATCGTAATAGGTCCTGAGATAGCAGAAGGCATCCGGGTACCATCCATAATCTACGCCAGCGAAAATACGATCCATGTGACTGATCTCTTCGTCTGTAATATCTCTAATCTCCAGATATTCAAATACGTTTCCACCGTTTCCATTCGCAATTCCCATGTACTCATGTTCATAAGCGTTTGGATTGACTTCTTTCAGATGCTCTGCTTCGTCAATGAATGGCTGCCCCATCCATTTTTTTGGCACGTCCAAGTAAGTTGATGAGTGGACTATTCTGTTCTCTTTTGGTTCGAGAACATACTTATTAGCCCAGTTATTCATTGTTTTTGGCGGATTGAAGCTCTTAAATATCCATGCAAGGTTGCCGCCACGAATCGCAGACTGCTCAATCTTACGAATTTCCTCAGGTCCCGCGAATTGATCCAACTCTTCAAACCAGAGAATACCAATATATCCGAACTCAGGGTTAATGGATTTAATCTTGTCAGGATCATCAGCACCGCGGAAGTATATCTTTTGTCCGGTTGATTTCAGCGTAATCTCCATAGGAGAAAGTTTAGAATCGAATTCTTCTGTAAATTCCTGTTTTCCAATAGCCCATTTGATCTTGTTATACACAGAATCTTTAATTGTATTCCCGACCTTACGGCAAACCACAGCATGAATGTCATGATTATTCTTCATCAACTCTACTATAGTCATTCCAACAGTGGTTGATTTCGTGGACCCACGTCCGCCCTTAAATACATACTCCAGATGTTCCTTATCTCGAATATCTCTAATAGCCCGGTGGAAGCAATCAGGAATGTTATACAAATCCATGTGATACGGTTTCGCATTTCTGGCAGCTTCCTCCGCTGCTTTCTTTTCTTCTTGCTCTTGCTTAATTTTTAATGCCTTTTCCAGATCATTCATAGATTTCAGCTGATCGGAGAAGTCCGGAGCAAATCCGAATGAATCAGTCAGCTCACCTCTTGCAATCATGGAACGACGTTGCTGGATTTCTGCCAGAGACATAATGTCAGTACCTTTTTGCTTTTCGATGAGAGACTGTTTTTCGGCTATATACTCAGAAATGTTAAGTTTTGTTAAGTTCTGATTTCCTATCACTCTTGCGTTTTTCTCAGCATATCCAGCCTTTATTGCGGCATCAGATGCATTTCCGCCATTCTTTATATATTCATCAGCAAACGCTTTCTGCTTAGGCGTTAATCCCATCTAATCACCCCCTGTCTATTTCCATTCTTTGCACGCCTCCCATATTTCCTTCAAACACATAACCGCATCATACTGAGATGCAGTTCGTAATATTTCATAATCGCAATCCTTCCATTCGCCACGCTTTGTTAGTCTAAATACTGGGGTTGATATAATTGTTACTGTTATCAATCGTTCCTGCTCATGACTGTAGAATTGTGATGTTCCGATTTTTATAATTAATCCGGTAGATAATATAGCTTTTTGGAGTTTTCTTGTAACTGCCTTTAAGTTTGCCATATTATCACCTCGTTTCTGGCTATAAAACCCCATAGTAACACTTCTGAGTATATTCTATCACAGGTCAGCAGAAAAGTTGTGGTACATGTTTGAGGAATTTTGCGCTAAAAAAAGAGCCGGTAAATACCGACTCTCTAATTTTATCCGTCGCTTTGTAATTTCCTGATCGTCTCGCCCTGATCTCCCGGACACCCCATGAAACATTCCGGACAATATTCGTAAAATGTGCATCTGATGCAGCCGTGTGGACTGATTGAGTTGCAATATTGATGTAGTACTGCGAATGCTGATACGGCGAGCTGTGGGGTTATATCTGGTGTAAGTTTATCTGACATGGCTTTTCACTTCCTCTCCAATCTAATTTTTGTCCACAATCAGGACAATAATTTGCATTTGAATAGATTTCTGCTTTTCCGCAGCAAGGACAATCACCTTTGAGTACAGTTGCCACCCCGAAGAAATCCCTTAACTGCTTTTTATATTTAGGCTCCTTCGGAATCTGCTTTTCTAACGCGTCAATCGCAGTCATTCTGACTTCGTAAGTACATTTACCGCCATAGGCTATGTCATCGTAGCTTAATTCTTTTAATGCTTCTTCTGGATTCATTTCTTCATCTCCTCTAACTTCTTCTCAGCTTCTTCACGGGTGAGGAATACGGTTTTACCAATTTCACTCATTGAAAAAGCTCCTGTTATTGATATTGAATGGGTATAGTTTTCGTAATAAAATATAATTTCATCTTCTATTCCTATACCTGGTTCTACATAGCTGTCACAATATCCATATGAAAATGCTTTTATTTCATACGATTCCGGATATCCAAAATCGTTAGCCCACACCATATCTCCTACCTTACACGGTAATCTCACAAGCAATCCCTGTTCTTCTAAATCCTCGTAGTCGGCAAGTTTAGTGAGAATTTTCTCTGCAAACGGCTTCAACAATCCATCTGTAATTTCTTCCTTTGCGACTCCTGTGCCATCAATATTTCTTTCTCTTTCTGTCAATCTATCCATCTACTCCACCACCCTTCACAATTTCTATCGCCCTGCTCAGTCCAGCATTGTATCCTTGATGTACATCAGATAAGATACATTCGGATTCGATGAATTTATCTCTTTTCAATTCACTAATAACCTTGTCCGCATCAAAAACTGTCGGCTGTTCGTCAATAACTGCACCTATTGCAAAATCCATATCCGAATTTCCAAGAGAGTCAATTATTTTGTCTGCATCAATTAAACGCATTTATTCATCCTCCCATACTCCCAACAACCGCATCCTCTCATACAGTACAGCGACGGTCTTGCGTCTGTATCCGTAGAAGTCTTTCGGGTTCATCGGGATATATCTTTCTTTGCTGATTTTTCTATAACTTTTCCGGTATAGGATATTCTCGATAACCATATCCGCTATCACCGTATTTTTGGGGCAAGCTGACAAGGCAGCACTGGAAAGCAGGTATCCGTATTCTTTCGGAAAGTCTTTCAGCATCGTATTCAGTTTTTTAATATCCTCTGCCGGAATACCGTAGTCTTTCAGCTTTTTATTCCTTGTCAGCATACCGTTACTCCTTTCTATTCGTCTGGATGGTGCTTATCGTACATGATTGCCACGCATACAAGGCCAACCACTCCGAATATGATTCCAAGGGTGAATCCTAATAAGAATGTAATCATGGCTCCACCTCCTTAACATAATCTTCGCAGTCCTCTGCATATTCGTAACTGTCCATATCATCACATCTGCACTGGCAGGAATCCTGTTTCTCACAGCAAATGCAGCACTCTGTTTCACCGTCTGGACAGTTTATTTTACAATATCCCATTCAGTCCTCCTTATATAGTTCTGGTAGTGGCATCCAGGCAACAACGTTTGTCCAATCAATTTTATTTTTACAATCTGTGCATTCTGCAAAAACCCACTCTTTTTCGGACGCTAAGTATGCCATCCAGCAAAATCTGCCGTCTGTAACTAAATAGCATTCTAAATAATTCTTTTTGATTTCTGGCAATCTCTCACTGACCGGAATCCAACCATTTTCTTTCTCATCCTGCTCCAGATCAGCCAGAAGCTGCTCAATCATATCTTGAATAACTTTGACATACACCCCAGCGTATTTGTAGCAGTCCGAATATTTATCCGCGTACTGCTTTAATCTGTCTTTGATATGACTCATACTTCCACCTCACTATCCACTGGTATATAAAACACGGATTCTTTTCCGTCCCAAGCATCATCGTTTTTTACCGACATAAATTTACAATAGGCTTCCTGAATCATATCCAGTACTTTCATGGCTTTTGCTTTGGTGGAATATTCAGCGATAATGCAACAACCGCCTTGACTTCCGACATATATTGATGCCGCTCCATTAATGTCTCGAATTGCAATACTGAAAGCATTATCAATATTTACTATTATTGTTTTATCCTGACTTCTGATTAACATTTTGGATCCTCCTTTATGGTCTTTTATATCCTTTGCACTTTTTGGTTCCACAGTATGCTTTCACAAACAGTGGCTCGCCTTTCTTTCTATTGTGATAGTTCACGGGACATTCTTTGTTTTTACATTCGTTACAGCAATAAAACATTTTGCACTAATCCTCCTTATCCTCGTAATTCATTACAATTGTAATTACCTGCACCAGAACTTTCTGGATCTGATCGTAGATATGATGATCGTCAGTTCCGAAATGAGAGCGCAAACTCGAATGCTCTCTTCCTGCTCTGTAGCAATCTTCCATAGATTCAAAACTGTATATATCATCTTCCTCAATAATTTCACCATTATTTCTCCATTCGGCAATCATCATTTCTTCAATCAGTGAATTTACAGCATCATCTGAATCTTTACCACCGTTTAGAAATTCAATACAGCGATCAACAAATCCTAACTTGTCAACGTACATATACGCTTTTGCTGTTCCAGATGTATACTTTTCAAATGCCTGTTCAACCTGTTCTTTGAAATCCTCCGGCAAATTAAAAATATCTACTTCCAGTCCTCTCGGAAGTCTTATTCTGTAGCTTCTCATTTTGCGTCCTCCTTATTTCGTGTGACTGATAATCCTAATTCTTTTTGCTTCTCTGCAATTCTTAGCGGAATGTATAATTTATGGTATTCTCTTCTGCAAATATCACAGTTTCCATAGCTATGTCCCCAACACCAATTACAAAATTTATTGAACTGTTCTTTCAATGCTTCTGAAGATGATGTATTTGCGTATCCTTCCCGTATTACTTCCGACATAAAGCTCATTTTCATTCTCGCTTTCTCATATAATTCAGAATATTTTTCCCATGTTTCTGGCAGTTTGATACAATCTGGCTCATAAGGCTTAGGATATACAGTATATCCGCACTTCGGACATTTGATTTCCGGCGGATAGTATTCAACCCATTCCATATTTCCACCACATTTTCTGCAACGGATGTATCTCTCTACCTTCTTTGGCTTCGTTTTGAAAAATGAAGTGTAATTATTATTTTTCATTTCCATAAGTTTTTAAAATTTCTGCAACTGCATTAATATGTTCCGACAGTGTGTCTAAATCTTCATCTTTAATTACTCTCAGCCCACGGCTCGACTTGAAAACTTCAATGGCATATACACCATCTTTGATTTCATTGAATTTCTTTGTCATTTCGCTTTCTTTTATGGCTTCGGAATCGTATTTATAAAACGTTTCGTATTTGTCATGTTCTCCGAACTTGTCGGTTTCAATTTTGGTTCGTTTAGGAGTTATGCGAATGATCTTTGCCGGATGCACCATGACATGCCTAAAACTTTGTCCCCATCCGCATCGTATTTCTCTTGCAATTCCAACCACATCTCCGACTTTTAAATCATCTTTATTTATCGGGTTTAATTTTCCTATTACCATTCTCTTGCCATCCTCACTTTCCTCATGCAAGCAACTGACACGCTATCAATTTAGATTTACGTTCATTTTCCTTGCTATAGCTCCTATAACTGTCACTGTTACGCCGTTTCCTGCCTGTTTATATAACTGACTGTCAGAATTAGCAAACTGAGCTTTCTCAAAATAATCATCGGGCCAACCTTGCAGCCGAAAACATTCTTTCGGTGTCAGCTTTCTGATTGCTATGTAACACTGATATTTTTCATACCAGACTGCATATACAACCAGTTCTTCCGATACCTGAATGAAGATTCCCTGATTGCAGCTCGTGTCGAGTGTGTTGGCGATTTCTTGTCCGACTCTTCCTCTTCTTGTCTTGCTGTTTGGCATTGAGAAGTTCACGCTGTCAATTCCCACTCTGCATTCTGTATAACCTTGTTTCGTTGCTTCCTTGACTTCAATCGCAATTCCGTGCCGATCTCGTCCTGTCAGTGTGAACATTGGCTCACCATCTTCTTTGAATCTTCTTCCATTCTGACGTTTTTTTGTACGATCTGGTGTGAGAACTGGAATTGCTATCTTCGGATTGTTGTTGTGTCCTGCCGAATGGCATTTTGCAATACCATCAGCCGAAAGAATTTTGCCGTCCTGAGATGAGTTTATTTCACCGATAATTTTTATGGATACTTTGGGTTCTGTGTTTCCTCCCGGCTTCGTACTGATTGTTGGTGCTAATCCATCGCCACTATAAACTCTATCTCGCTGTGAATTTCTACCATTAAGACAGCCAAAAAGATTTAACGAAACACTATTTTTCCCGTCTGCTCCTTCGACAGGAAATACTTCTGCGAAACTTCTCCCTCTAAGATGTCCGATAATAAAACATCTTTCCCTGTTTTGTGGCACTCCGAAATCTTTGGAGTTGAGCACCTGCCATTCTGCATCATACCCCCACTGCTCCATTTCAATGAGCAATCTGGCGAAATCCCATCCTCCATTAACACTAAGCAAATTTTTAACGTTCTCAATGAAAAGGTAAGTGGGTTTATCTTCTTCTTTGAGCTGTCCGACAAGGTACATAACTCTGAAAAACAGGCTTGAACGGTTTCCTTGAAATCCGACTTGCTTTCCTGCGACTGAGATATCTTGGCATGGAAATCCGAAGCACCAGCAGTCTGCTTTGGGAATGTCTTCGGCATACACTCTTCTAATATCATTTGCATACCATTCTCCATTTCTGTATTCCTCCTTTAATATTTCTTTCTGTCTTTTCTTGATAGGAATATCTTCCAATGTCTTTCGCTGCTCTTCTGTCAGTAAGTGCATTGAGATGTAACTCGCAGTAGCAAATTTATCGAATTCGCAAAAGCCAACGCATTCATGCCCCGCTAATTCCATTCCCCTGCGAAAACCTCCGATTCCTGCGAAAAAATCTATAAATTTCATTTTAAACTCCCATCTTCTTAACCAGATTCTTATTCATCTCATCGAATCTTACATCTGTGCTCTCTTCAATATCCTGCATCATGCTCAGAACGCTCATTTTGCCCTCATTTGCCATTTTAACGTACTCATTGGCAGTTTGTACGACTGTGAGTAAGCGCTTCGTAGAGAAGCCATATAAACGCCTTAGAGCCATCATGGTTGTAACGGTGTTGATCGTGTTGCTCCAATCTTCTCCAACGGTAAAACCATCTTCATAGGCTTTCTGTTCCATGTCTTTAATCTGACTCTGGCAGTTCTGCATAGCCCGCCCGAACGCCTGAGCTGCCTGATTAGAAGTCTGAACAGGAAATCTGGCCTTTTTCTTGACTTTTAACTTACTACTCATTTTTCTATCACCTCATTCATACTTTGCATTTTCCCTTTGACACATCTGCAGCCCATTTGTAAAAGGCCAAAGACAGATATCTTGCCAAACTGTCTGGATAGATTTCATATAAATCCTCAAATCTTTTATGCAATGCATCAAAATATTCATCGTTATTCTCTACGTTGTAAAATTCTTTTATGGTTTTCCAAAACTCCGGCATGAACTTGTGCATGATCGGAATATCTTTAGCTTCTAGTTTCAATTCCTCACATCCTTTTTTGTATACAATATTCTGCACACTGTATACGCTCTTTTAATTTTTAAAAATTTATATATTATATATATTAGGTATATAATATAAGTAACCGTCAGTAACCGAAACGTAACCGTTCAAAAATCCGCAAACCATTGATTTTACTGCATGGTAACCGAGTAACCGAGTAACCCTGACTTTCTCATATAGGGAAATTTTTATACTCAATATGTGCATATAAATACTCAAATATATATATACAGAATCAAAGGTTACCTAGGTTACCCGGTTACCTTTTGAACGAATTGTTTATCAATCAAACATAATATCGTCTGTAATCTCAAAATCATCATTGCAATTCACGAACCCTTTTGGAATTTCGTCTACAATTTTCAAGAACACACATTTGGTGACAATTCCGTCCAGCTTCTTCGCTTTGGTCGGATAACCTCTGCTGTCGGTTTCCACAAGCCCCTTCTTAACAGCCCATGACAAGAATGCCTTTCTGGAGAATTTTCCAATTTTGCACAGATCGTCAAACGCTGCGCTATAGATTATTGCGGTTGACGTCTTCTCTACCAGATCATTGTCAATAACTCCCCATCTTTCTGTCTTAATATCTGGGTCATCATCGAATTTAATTCCATTCATGGCAATCTTGTCAACCACGAACCAGTAAGCACGCTCATTTTCAGACACCATTTCTTTCTCTGTCAGGAGACTCTTTGCTGTCTCAATGTCAATGTACTGACCATCATGGAATAGCTGATCTGTTGCAATTTTATCTGCTGCCAGAATGATACTCATTGATATGCTCTGCTTCTGCATCTTGTCATCGTCCTGTATAAGTCCCTGATAGTGCTTTTGTAGGGCTTTTATATCATCAATGGACATTTCCTTGACTGCGTTCACAAAATCGATTCCTGCATATCCGTAGTTCTTTTTGAGGGTATCTGCGGTAAGCTGCGGATCATCAAATATCTTTTCGGAACACTCAACCTCAATAATTCGGTTAATTGCTCCGCCTTGGCTGACATATCCGGCAAGTGGACGCTCACCATTGGTCAGAATGCAGTTCTGCCAGCGGTTCTCCCGATTCACGCCCAGCTCCTTGTTAGAACGGCTCTTTCCTTTGCCAGAACACAAGTCATACACGATACCCTCGAAGTTATCCCTGATCTTGGCAGATACCTTGGAGGTATCATCCAGAATTAGCGGAAGATTGTTAAGCATATCAGACTTTGCTTCCAGAGCCACATCTGTTGTCTTGAAGTCTCCTATATATCGTGATTCACCTGGATTCGCCCAGACGGAAGCTCCTAACATAAGCGTCACAGTCTTGCCACCCTCAGTTTCTCCCCAGAGGTCTACAAAAAATGGAAGTGCGCCAACAAGTTTAATCAGAATACTAGCGAAGCTTGCAGCCAACATGATTTTTGGCTCGATTCTTCCAGTAGCACGAACCTTCTTCACGTGCTCATACCATTCTGTTCTGCTGCCACCTACACTGATACTTTCATACAGTTGCCGGAACCTCATATCTCCATCGAATACAATATCCTTGTCATAGGGAAGAAAATAATCCCTGATCCACCCGATTTTACTGGAGGAATACTGAATGTTGATATAATCGTCATTTGCATTCTCGACATCTGACAGATACCGCACAAGAAACTTCGCATTCTCAGATGTCACTGAAATCCCAAGTGCAGACAAGCCAACGATTTTGGTAGATGATGCAACCATGGTTTTTGGCACAATAACCTCAGACCATTTATTGTTTCTCTTATAGATTAGCTTTATCTGTTCTTCTCCGGTTTCCAGATTCTTCATTCGCTCTATTGGAAGTATAGGATGATAACAGGCTATAATGTCCGGTGATCCTGGATTAGTATTCGATATTCTGATTCCATCATCGTCTGCTATCCAGTTAAGACACTTCATTCTGTCATATTCGCAATCAGAAAAGTTTGTCCACTGATCCAGCATAGACAACGTCCTATTGCTTTTCTCTTTCTCAATCATCTGCTTCTGTACTTTTGTGTAAGCCTTCAGCAAATCTTCGAATTTTTTCTTTACACCAAGCTCCTTGGCTCTGTCCAGAAGAGTCAGCGTAAGACGCGCCTTGTATATCTCGTCTTCCTGACTAAATATCTCGTCAAACACTTCTTCGTCCAGAATAGAATCCTTCGTGAGCTTGTTTATCATTTCCACTTTTAATCACCTTCTTCCAGTCCTGTTATGAATCCATGGTGATATAGCGCAAGTTGCAACCTATTCCACACTTCACACCATCCGTCAGACAATGGTTTCGCCCTGCCAAGGATAGCCCTGTAGAAATCTATATCAGACAAACATTCCTGTAGTTCAGCCTTTTTCTTCTGTTCTTCCTTCTGTCGCATTTCCATCTGTTTCTGATGGTGATATATTGCCATTCTGGAAGAGAAATCTGGTTTCTGGTAAGTTCCCCCAAGTATGGTAAAAGCTGTCTTAAAATCGCAATTATCCATGTTCTGAACAAATGTAAATATGTCACCAGTTGCACCACAGCCAAAGCAATAATAGCTGTCTTTGTAGATTTTCATAGATGCGGTACGGTCACCGTTATGAAAGGGACACTGTATAAATCCTGCTCTGTTCGGCTTTAGTCCATATCTGGAAAGAATCTCGGGCATTTTCATTGATTGCTTAATTTCATCTTTCGTCATACAATTTCATCTACTTCATATTCATCAAAATCAGGTACGTCGTACCATGCACCAGTTTCCAGATAATCTTTGTATCTTGCGTTATTAATTGCTTTTTCAGGAGATACCGCAACAGTCATTCTATTATTTCCGTATGGATCTGTTACAACATACTGCCTTTTAGCTTTGTTTACTTTTGGCATTTTCGCCCTCCAATAACTCCACAATTTTTTTACCAGTCTCTTCTTTTGTGCAGAATTCAAATCGAACTCCGTATCTATCTCTGATTGTGCAGAGAGATTTATATAACTGGCAGCCATCAACAGCCTTATCAGAAATTACAGTCTTTACTCTCTTACCGTTTACTGTCTTCCAGATGACTTTGTGTTTTCGGGGATTCTCCCAGAAATATACATCACCAACTGATTTAATATCTGATCCATGTTCACATAGGATAATCAGCTGAATACCTGCTTCACGCGCTCTGATAAGCTCTGCTTTGAATCTTTCATGCTGCTGGCAGACATTTCCACAAAGCTCTTGTAAATCCTTTTTACGGTCAATACAGAGTTTTGCATTGTCCAGCGATTGATAATCACCGCAATACAATTTAGAGCGAAAATACTGCACTCCAAGGCTATCAAACTGATTCTGAATCCGTTCCCATTCTGATTTATGTTCCCTTGTGTCCACTTGTATAACCATTAAAAAGCACATCCTTTTAATTAAATGGAAGTTCTTCGTCAATTCCATCAGGAATACTCATAAAGTCCGTACCTGCCGGATTCGATCCCGTGATAGCTTCTTCTTTCAGATGATCGTCATAGGCTTTTGTGATACGCTCTTCTGGGATATCTGCATCCTTAATTCCCTCAATACTTCGGAACCATGCAAGCTTGTGACGTTTTACTTCTTTGTTATCGTACCAGTCTTTTTCAAGACGGAAGATTCCGCCGATCAGCTTTCCTTTAAACTGCTGCCCGAAGTTATCACCCCACTTAACAGCAAATCCCGGATTTGACTTTTCTACACATGTGATAAATGTTTTAAGGTTACGGACACCATACTCTACACTCTCGTCAATGACCATATAGTTGGTACCGGCATTCGGATATTTCTTGTCTGGACGAATATCATTCTCAAACTGCTTCATAAAGTATCCCGCCTGCTCATCTCCTTCTGCAAAATCAAACAAGATAACGAGCATATCAAGTCCACCCTGGGATTTTTTCTCTGATACCTGCTTAATAACCATCTTGTGACCGCCAAGCTTAATTGGTTCAAATTCTCCTGCTGCCTGTGTAGTATCGTAATTATTTGGTTTCTGCATTGTCTGTTCCTCCTAATTCATAATAATCTCTGATAACCTTGTCAACTTCTGCAAGGTCGTTGTCAATAGTCAAACTGTCAAACATTCCAATCGGGGACTTGCTTACCGCTCCCTGACTGGACTGGGTGACAAATAAGTGTTTCCCACTCTCTTCGATGCAGCGAAGAACGATGGTAAACATGCCCTCGATGCAAACTTTTTCGTCCAGAAGCTTACCAATTGTCTTAGGTTTTACTTCCCCTGAATCATCTTTTTCTTCATGCATCATAAGGTAAACAATTTTATTCTGCGGTACTTTTGTTACAATGAACTGGATAAGATTCCAAAAATAGTCTCCAATATCATTGTACAGAGCGAATACCGCATTACCTTTTCCGGCAGAAGCGTGTCCCTTCATAAAATGATTCGTAATAAGATAACCTGCATCATCAATTACAATTGACTCTGCTTTTGATGCGATCAGGCACTTCATTACCTGCTGGTAATCATCTGTAAACCATCCGTCAATCTTGCCTTTAAACGGAAGCGGTTTGTTCAATACTCTGATAAGATTCCAATCAGAATTCTGGCAGTTTCTAAGACTGGTACTCTTGCCAGAACCAGATTTTCCAATAATTAATACGGGTGTTGCCATTGCTATTCCTCCTTGTCATAAACCACATGTTTGCTACCCTCAATAATCAGCAAACTTGCAATATCCTTCATGGATAAAGTTGATTCGTTATAAATTTCAACCAGTGCGTTGTAGGCATTCGGTGAAACTTTTACAACCGGGTTGTCCTTGTCAGTTGCCGGCTGTTTCTTCCTTGCCGGAATACGGATTTCAAAATCACTCATTGTCTTCCTCCTTATATGATTTCTGAGCCGTTAAAAGCCCGTTTAGAGCCTGCACATAACTTGCTAGTGTCCTCGCCTTGTAGCTCTCGTCAATGTAGTTATCGGACGGAGTGGCAAGCTGTACGTCAATCAGTCTCAGAATCTCCTGAATCCTCTCGTTCATAGATTGGCTCCTTTAACTGTTTAAAAAAACAATAGATCGCGTCTGACTTATCTCCCATGCCCGGAACTGTCTTGCCGTTCTGAATGGAATCAGCGGCATGATACTCAAGATGGTCGATAAACATATCTGGATTCTCCCAGTCGACAATTGGTGTATCGCGCTTATTGAGTTCCTCCAGAAGTACATTCACTGCCAGAACCATGTCCCATTTTGGGAGAAGTCTTAATTCTTCAAGATTCATAACGGGCACCTCCCATTGATAAGAAGCTCCAGAAGACATTTCTTTGCATTCTCAAAACTTCCAGCTTCGGACGGAAATTTGTAAAACTGGTGCAAAATAAAATGTCTTTCGATTTCAAACTTGTCGTTAAATACATAGATGTGCATTGTCGATTCGTCATCTTTTGCAGTATACTCAAAGCTCACATGTGCTGTTGTTTCATTCGAAACTCTCAGACACAATTCAAATAATTCCTTAATTTTCTCCTCGTTCATTTTTTCCTCCTTTTATATTATAAATTTCCTATCAGAATCAGACTTATAGTTGCTGCTGCCAGAATCCGATCAAGTCCATTTGTCCACTCCCATACTGGAAGAAATGTTGAAAGGATCCCGATTACTATTGACATCAAGACTTCTCGTTTACGATATTTCTTCATTTGTGTTTCCCCTTATCTAAGGAATACCCATGCTGCATTTGAAAGAATTAATGCTGCCATGGTAATTCCCCATGCACAGAACCATTTCTGTGTCTGTTTCTTGGCTTCTCTTACGACTTCCACTGCATAGAAGTTTTCAAAATCTTCAAAGCTGGTTACTTTTGCGTCCATTACGCTTTTACCCTCGGTTTTCTTCATAAAAAATCCTCCTGTTCTCTTGCGAAATACAGGAAGAAATGTTATGATTGTCCTGTAATCCGCTAAGGCTGTTTTAGTGGTTTACGGCTCCGGGGTGGAGGTTTCAGCTCCCTCCGGGGCACTTACGTCAAATTTGTTTCTTTTCTTCGATAGTAGCTCAAGATGATTCTTGAACACTCATCTACAATTCTCTGATTGTCTTCCGGTGTGTTATCCTTGCAGTAATCATCATGTATTCTGATTACCCCAGACCCTCTTTTAATTGTTTTGATTACTGCCATCAGTAGACCTCCTTTTATGCATTCACTATGTTAAGATATGTTGTTTATTTCTTTTTTGCTTCCGGTCATCTTCTAGAAGCTTACGGCGCTCTGTGTAACTCAACTAAAGGAACTTCTGCTTTATATGTTCCCTGTTCTCTCACTTTTCCTTTGTTGGAATAGCTTACAAAGCGTACGGTCGTGTCCACTTCCACATCAATACGGAAATCATCCGGTGTGCAGGAAATCATAAAGCCTGTGCAACCATCACCACCCTAACACTAAACGGATTAAAACTGTTGCCACACTTGCTACAATTGCTGGAATCACATATTCCATAATCGGATGGCGTTTCATGTTTTTTACTCCTTTCGTTCTGGAATCTTCGGTTCAAGAAACCTATCTGTTTTATCAGGATTCTTGTATTTTGCGATTGTTTCTCCGACCCCGAGGAAATATCCCTTGTCAAACTCTGACATATTGGGAACTGCTTTGGTTATTGATTCGAGAATCTTCTTTTCTTTCTCAGACAATGTATTCACTCCTTTCTTACACGTTTTGACTCTTCAAAAGCAACTAAGTCACTTTCTGACACTCTGTAACCAGAGCCGTTCAGATTGATTGCCGGAAGCTGTTTATTCCGTATCCATCTCCACACGGTAGGAACTTTCACACTATATCTCCGAGCAATTTCTTCGCAAGTGTAAAGACGTTCCAAAAAATCACCTCCTACCTATTTTTAGTTGCGTTTACCACTTATTTGTGTTATCCTAGTTAATGCCTATTGGCAAAGGAAAGGAGTGGTTATCATGACCCAACTTTTGAATTTGCCTGTTCCCTTTGCTTTTAATCCGCCCGTACTGATACCTCGACAGTCAAAACAGGTCAAAGACGGCTCTGATTGTTTTGTCAGCGATTAGGCATGTTGCAGAACCAAGACTGCGAAAGTGACAAGGTGCTTCAAGAAGCATTTGGTCTCGTCAGATGCGGCGTCAGCCTGCAAAGTACATAGGGTAAACAAATTTGGTAAAGAGCTGTTAGGGACGAGACCCCTAGCAGTTTCTTTTTATCTAATAGAAGCCTTGTTTCTATCAGATTGCGGTAAACGCTCAAGGTTTTGTTTACCTTGTAAACATACAATAGCACATTAAGTAAACAATGTCAAGTATATTTTTGTTGACTTTGTAAACTTTTTGTGATAGTATAATTGCATGGAGGTGAGGAAATTGAAAGACAGATTCAAGGAACTTCGGGAAACTCTTTCACTGACGCAGCAGAAATTCGCTGATAGATTGGATATAAGTAGAAACTTTGTTGCTCAGATAGAAATGGGGAACAAAGTTCCATCAGAGCGAACCATCAAAGACATTTGCCGAGAGTTCAAAGTCAATTATGAATGGTTGACTGAGGGAACAGGCGAAATGTTTATTCAGAATAAAAGAAAATCTGAGATTGCGGATTTCGTTGGTTCGGTCCTGAATGGAGAAGCAGATAGCTTCAAGATACGATTAGTAGAAACACTTGCTAATCTAAATGAATCAGAGTGGGAAACTCTCCAGAAACTTGCCAATGCTTTGACAGATAAGAAAGAAGAGTAAAAAGATGGGGACAGGAAATAAATCCTGCCCCTTTTCTTTATTTCAGTCCTAGAAATGATATTATAAATCTAAATATTGTATATAATTGGTCGTGGTCTGCTTTCTCTATCATTTCAATAATCTCTTTCTTATAATCCATATTATACCTCCTACCGCACAAAAACATTTGTTCTCTTTTACATTACAATACATTATCTTTGGTACGATAAAGTGGCATCGGCGGACAAATCACCCCTCGCTAGTTGCCAGTGATAGACCGGAACATTCGTAATATCGAATATAATTTTTACTTTTGCAAAAAGGAAGTTCGCTTTGAGTGGAATTTTTATTGTTTCTATAATACCGTCTGTTTTCAAAATTCCCTTCGCGTTCCTGGTCAAGGTCGAATGCCTGCACATGTGTTGAGCAGAGTATATGTCAGAATCCTTGTGTACATAATCATCCACGCACATTGGAAGATGGATTATATAATTGACAAAAACTATAACCGATATCAAAATTAGTACTTTTTTGACTCTTTTCATTCTAAAATCACCTACAAACGTCTATTTACAACTATATTGCATGATGCTATAATCAACTATAACATATAGAATTCTTATTTAACGCAAATGGCGAAAATGACAATTTAAAGGACTGATTTGCATGAAAATTGCGATTTGTGACGATAATTCTTTACAGATTGATTTTTTTAAGGCTCATGTTGATGAGTTTTTGAAAAAGCGCGGAGACAAGAGTTACACGCTAAACACTTATAGTAGTGGAAAGCCGCTGATTGATGATATAGCAGACGGTCAATGGTACGATATAGTCGTGTTGGATGTGGTCCTTGATAATGAGAATGGCATAAATGTTGCAAGACAGCTCAGGAAAAATGGATATAATGGCAACATTGCCTTCTGGACAGCATACAAAAACTATGTATTTGACGCATTGGACGTCTTGCCAGTGCATTACATCATCAAAGGCTCTGAGCATGGACGCATGTATTCTGTCGTAGCACACACATTGGAAGATATCCGTGAGAAATCCTTGACTATCAAAAACCGAGATCACTTCCATCGGGTAGAATTCCGTCACATCGAATACATAGAAAGCCGAAATAAATCAATTCTTGTCCACTGTACCTGCGGTATCATACATGTAGTACGTGGAAAGCTGTCAGATATAGAGCCTCGCCTTGACGGAAGATTTCTCCGTTGTCATCAGAGCTACATCGTAAACATGGATGAAATCAAAGATGCGTCAGATCATTTCGAAATGATATCAGGGGATATCGTTCCGATCAGGCAGAGGGAGGCTGCAAAAATAAGGAATCTATATAAGAATTATATCGAAAATTTTGAGTAATCGTGTCAAAGGGGGAAACTATGAAAAAGATACGAAATGTGTTGATGATTATTTGGACTGCATTCATTGTGCTGATGATTGTGGCTTTGATGAGTTCAAACGATCTTTCATCGGACAATATTATGGTCGTTGTTGTACTTGAGACATTTGGAATTGCTGTTTTGTATCTTATTTTTGCACTTTTGCTGTCTATTAAAAATAAGGTTCAAAAACCTGCAATATCAAATAATTCCGTAGCAACCCAGCCGGCGGTTGTAGAAAAACCTGTTCGAGTATTGAATCTGAGAGTTATATCCGGTAAGGAGGATTTTGAGCTTGGTTCCAAACACACAAGATTTGATTTGAAGCAATGGAAAGATGGATCTGTTACAGTGTCAGATGCTCCAACCAAATATGAACTTTTCGACTATGAATGGAACGGGCCGGAATACAGAACAGTAGAAAAGACAACTACAACATCTCACACTAAAGGGAAAAGTAAAGAAAAAACAAAACGAAAAGGAAGATTAGCTGGTGCTGTTATTGGTACGGCTGCTACAGCTGTCACGCTTGGAAATCCTGTTGTCGGCGCAGCTGTCGGTGCAACTGTTGGAACCGGAAAGAAAACTAAAGGAAAGAATAATTCCACTACTACTGGAACTGCTACCACAACAAGTGATAACATTGAAGTGGATTCTTATGCATCTATGAAAATGCGGAATATCGAAACCAATCAAATAAATATTATTGGATTCCGCTGTAGTTCAAATATAGATATGCAGTTAAAGAGCTTCAATATTTCCAAAAGCTCTGATGCTGTTGAAAATGTTCGAAATCAGAAAACATCCGTTGAACTACTGAAGGATTACAAAGAGCTTTTAGATAGCGGTATTATTACTCAAGAAGAATTTGACCAGAAAAAATCAGAACTTTTATAAAAAGAACCGGCTCCTGCTACCAACGGGAACCGGTTTTTTGAAAAATAAGACAATCTCGGTGATAATCTTACCTACACATTAAGTATATCATCTCCGGGATTGCCATACAAGTGTAAAAAGGAGAATGATAAAATGAATGAATCAGTATGCATCTATTTAAGGAAATCCAGAGCCGATCGAGAAGCTGAGGCACATGGAGAGGGTGAAACTCTTGCCAGACACGAACATATCTTGCTGGATCTTGCAAAAAGGCAAGGTTATAGCATTGGCGCCATCTACAGAGAAGTAGTTTCTGGCGAAACAATCTCCGCGCGTCCAGTCATGCAAAAACTTCTTCACGAAGTAGAATCCGGGCTGTGGGACGGCGTTTTGGTTGTCGAAGTAGAACGTCTTGCCAGAGGTGATACCATCGACCAAGGCGTTGTGTCCAGAGCTTTCCAGTACTCTGACACGAAGATTATCACCCCAACAAAAATATATGATCCGAACAACGAATTTGATGAAGAATATTTTGAATTTGGGCTTTTTATGAGCCGTAGAGAATATAAGACCATTAAACGTCGATTGAATAATGGCAGAATCTCATCTGTAAAAGAGGGTAAATACTGTGGTAACAAACCACCTTACGGATATGAAAGAGTAAAACTCGAAAAAGAAAAAGGTTATACCCTCAGACCTGTTCCGGCTCAAGCTGAGGTTGTAAAAATGATATACGCCTGGTATGCTGGTGATAGCTGTGAACAAATTGGAGTTGCGAAGATTGTACGGAAATTAAACGACATGGGAATAGAATCTGCACTAGGCGGTGACTGGACTCCTGCCAGTATACAGGGAATTCTGACAAATCCGGTATACGTCGGAAAAATACGGTGGAACGGGAGAAAAACTGTAAAGACTATACAAAACGGGCAAGTGGTCAAGACACGCCCACGGTCCAGAGACGTCCTTGTCTGTGAAGGATTACATCCGGCTATTATACCAGACAATCTGTATAATTCTGTGCAAGAGATACGTCAAAAGAATCCGCCACGTCCGATCAGTATAAAAAATACAGTTCGCAATCCACTTGCCGGAATTGTCTATTGTAGCAAATGTGGTCGTGCCATGGTTCGCCGCCCTTATCAAAAACGCGGACAGGAAGATACCCTCATGTGTCCATATACGTCTTGCTCTACAGTGAGTAGCAAATTATCTCTAGTTGAAAAAGCTGTGATTGATGGAATTAGGGAGATGGTGGAGAGATATAAGCTAAACAATAATATTAATCTCCCATATAATACTATCAATTCTGGTATAGCATCTAAACAAAATCTTATACGCGAAAAAGAAAGTGAGCTGGAAAACTTAAATGCTCAAAAATCAAAACAGTATGATCTACTTGAGCAAGGTATCTACACCACGGAAATTTTCATTGAGCGTTCCAAGGCAATAGCAGCAACTATCCAGACATGCGCCGATGCTATCAAAAAAATAAAAGAAGAAGTCGAACACGATAAAGGCATTATAAGCCAACAGTCAGCATTTGTTCCTCGCTGTGAAGAAATGTTAACCAACTATTGGGATCTTGATGCGGAGTCAAAAAACAAAATGCTCAAGAGTCTGATCGAAAAAGTAGTCTACTCAAAAGATAAGAGAAATGCTTATGGACATGGGAATGAAGCTAATTTTGAGCTAGACATTTTCCCCAAAATTCAAGAAAATAATTAATTGCGGCGCAACATTCTATTGATATCCTCTATGAACGGATGAGTTAGTACATAGAGGATATAGGCAAGTTATAAGAACTCCCGGGGAATCGACCCCGGGATATTTTTATACTCTATTGATATACTCCGCACATACAAATCCGTAGTACTTGTTCACGATGCGAACATAATACCAGTCTGCACCGTCGGCGGCTTTAATCGTATCGCACACATCAATAAGATTATGCTGTGCAAGATACGGGTATTTTTTGATGGTTGGATTCTCTTTGCCTGGCCAGGAACGGACATAGAGCTTGGCGGTATTGACCATGCCTACCCACTTCGGAGTCTTGTCAAGATGGATTGCTGTTTCTGTGGATCTCTGGTCGGAGGCAGTGCCATAATCAATCCATACATACCCGTCAATCGCCGGATCTGTACGTTTGTATTTTTTATTGCGGCATGCTCCACCGTTGGCTACGACACCTGGTACACCGGAAGTGTTGCCTTCGTTGGTGTAGACATAGTTGGTATCAAAACTGTTGACAGATCCGATGTGTGAGCCGTTACGGAACACGACCAGCGCACCCTTCTTCGGCGCACTATGCCAGGTTTCTTTTTGTTTCGCATGCTGTGTCACACTCCGACAGTTATAAAAACCACCGCCCATGATCTGCAGTGCCTTCGTCAATCCGAACACTTTTACCAGTTTCCAGAACTGATAAACTGCACACCACGGCTGAGCCTGACAACCCGGCTGCCCCCAAGAATTTACGTCACGGGCAAATTTGGTATAATTGTTATATCCTGCATTCTTTTTAAAATCATCCAGATAAGCATTGCTTTTCTTTTCAAGGTATCCACCATTTGAGGCGTAATAATCACCAAGTTCTGTGAATTTCTCTAATTTTGTTTTACTCACTGTTCCCTCTTCTTTCTTTTCCGTCCGATAATCTGTATAGAATACATCCATATCTACGTCATTTGCACTGATTCCCTCTACTTTTCCGCTCTCCGAATACTGCCAGCCGATACCAACAGACGGTCTGAGTCGTTCCGGAATAGTTCCATCGTCATTATTCGCATATCTTGCAAGCCAGAGGTCATATTTCTTGAGGTTGTCGGACAGGTAATTATTATACCAGTCCATATTGCAATAGATGCCAACCTTATATCCTGCTTTTTTTATTCTGGTCAAGAATGAAACCGCAATATTCTCGATAGCCTGTTTTCCAAGGCTTCTCTGCTGTTTCCATTCGAGATCGTAGAATACTGGAAAGTCCAGTCCGCGTCCGTTCAGCACCTCAATCACGTTCTCAGCTTCTTCAACAGCTTGTGCCGGTGTTAAGGCATAACTGTATTTATACGCACCTGCCAGAATGCCGTTCTGTTTACATCCTTTATAGTTATGCTCAAACGAGGAATCTACGCCATATCTCTGATGGACTCTGAGGATTGCTGCTTTTACGCCGGATTTTGTGACTTTTGCCCAATCTGGTTTGCCTTGATCTGATGATACATCAATTGCTTTGATTTCCATGTTTTTGCCTCCTTATACCGTAATCTTTTTAAGCTGCAATATCAAAAATGTAGCCGAACCAGAATGCGTTCCTGTTGTCGTGTTAAGGAAATAAGTAGTCAGCGTATTTCCCGATACGGACATTCCAGTACAGGTCAGCCAACCGGACGTTCTTTGAATCGGAATCAACAGGTCTGCATTCGAGTTTTTGGCGAACGTTGCTGTGACTGCACCAGTGGATTTTCCTGCCGCTGTCGACGGTGCAGTTACATTGACCGTAGTTGCCTCGAGAAGCACATATCCAGCTCCGGAAAAACCGAACAATGCTTTTTTCAAGTTCGTGCCTGTCATTTTTTTAAGCGTGGCTCCAGAACCAGTTCCAACAGGAATCAAGTCCGTATCCTGCAAAGATGTGGTTGCCGGCAAAGCACTCAGCACATCTGTTTTGAATGAAGGTGTCATGGTATCACTCCTTTCTCAAAAGTTGTTTGATTTCGTCCAGTTCTTGTTTGAGAGAATTTATCTCTGATTTCTGTTGTTTCAACATTGTGAACATTGCTGGAATCATTACACGATAATTCCAGTCCTCGATTTTGCCGTCTTTGTATACCGCCGCTTCCGGCATATGTTTTTCCACATCTTCTGCCAGAAACATTGGCATATTTTTTCCGTTAAAGACATCATCATCCGCGAGATAACCGTTTTTGTATTTCGCCCAAACAGGTTCTATATCATACCATTGTTCCATACATTCAAGGTTCTTCTGGACATCTTTATACCGTTTGGAAGATGAGGAAAGATAAGCTACTGTTGCTCCGTCTTGCGAAAGAACCAGATGTCCGCCGGATGATACGTGTGTTAGATTGTATAATCTGAGTGTTTTTGAAACGTCCATAGCACTTGTGACTTTTACCCTAACTATTCCATCACTATCCGGTAATCCCATCAATTCTTTAGCTATTAAATAGTTCGTTGCTTTTAATACATCAAAAAAACCGTTTATTTCATCATCTTCAAGAAATATAGGTTCGTAATATCCGTCAAAAGATTCTGTGGTATAATCAAATTTAACTGTACCGTCTGCATTTCCGTATACGCGGCCGCTGAACCGGTTCAGACCTTTTGAGCCATAGATAAAACCTTTTTGCGTACTAGACCACTGACCTGCCGTAACTGTAAAAGGGTTGTCTGGAAAAAGCATTTTTCCATCTACTATTGCGGCGGTACACTGCCACGTTTCGTTATAGAACACATTTCCATTGCTAGTTAATTTGTATGATATATTACCTGACTCATTGTAAACCGCAAGGATACCATTTCCATTATTCGCTCCGCCTAATGCCAGTTCGCCACCTAACGCCGCACTAAAGCTAATATACAGCTGACCATTTTTGTAGTACAGACCTTTCCATGCTCCGTTGTTGGACAGGATATTTACGATGTCCGTCTGCGTTAAATTGTCAACGTCAATAACTACCGCAACGCTCTGCATATCGAGCATATCTGTTGTACCGCCAGCCGCATACAGCTTGCACCGGATATTGGTAATATCCCTTGGTATGCCGACTGTAGTGCCGTTTCTGTCAGTTATGGTCTGTCCACTACCATCAGTAAGAATCGTATACAGATAATGTTTGACTGAAGTTTCATTTGCAGACGATGTATAGATAGTTTTCCATGTGTTTCCGTCGGCGGTTTCCTCAATTACAAATCTACCGCTATATGCGTATCTGGTAGCCGAATCACCATCTCGGTAATATGCATTAAACTCCAAGAAGTTTGGGCTGATAACCTTATCTGCTCCGCGTTTCAGAACCGTACAGGACGGCTCAATGATATAGGTTCTTCCCGGCTTTCCATCAGTTCCCGGCTTACCGTCTGCACCGGGCTTTCCATCAGCTCCCGGTTCACCCTTGATCTTACTCCACGTATATTTCGTAGGGTCAGTAGAGTCCGCCTTAGTGGTATCGGTATACTGACCAATATACAGCTTGTTGGTTCCGTCAGAAACGGAAAAACCAGTCCTGCCATCAGCACTGTTCGCATAGGCAATGTGTAAATAATATGTCTTTCCGTCTGTTCCGTTTGTTCCGGCAATACCATCTTTACCATCTGTTCCCTCAAATTTTGACCATGTGTATTTCTTGGGGTCTGTGCTGTCGTTTGGCTTATAATCTACATAAGTGCCAATGTAAGTGGATGGAGTTTCAGTCATCTGGCTAGATGATGTCGGACTCGCTACAGAACTATACTTGATGTGGAAATATGATGTTTTCCCATCTATTCCATTGATTCCGTCCTTGCCGTCTTTGCCCGGAATTCCCTGTTCGCCTTTTTCACCTTGAAGTCCATCTAATCCGTCGATTCCATTCTTTCCAGCTTTTAACTTCGCAACCGTAAATCGCTTCGTGATTGACAATGCCCGTAGATAAGTGGCTTTGATGTCCACCCAACCATTGTCCGCGCTCAATCCGGTCACGGTGTAAGTATGTGTGGTATCATTCCATGAGCCAGTCACGTTATTGGATTTCGTAATGGTGTAGGTGCAATCATTGGTCACATCGTTCGTTCCGTACATAACCTGAGCCGTAGTTGTCACAGTCGGAAATGTTCCGATGATATTTCCATCGGCATCCGTAGTGATGCTCTGGTAGTCGTTGGTCAACTGCATGGTCATGTTTTTTGCTTCTGCAATATTGTTGTCCATGCTTTTCAGCTTTTCAGTCAAAGTCTGGTCGCCAATAATCAAAATGTCCGGATTCATGTACACTGTATTGGTATCCATATTGGCCCGGAAGATAATATCTCCGTTTTTATCTCTCACTGTCAACGCACCAGAATCAATATAATCTGCGTTGATTCCTTCAACATACAGAAGCTTGGTTATCATCGTTCCGGTCAGCTGGAAGCCGAACGGATAGGTTTTGCCGCCATCATTGGACACACCGATTGCCTTAGATGTGATTTTGATCACATTTTTTGATTCTTCCAGAGTACCTTTGTCGTGGAAATACGAGATTGTACTTCCGTCTTCTTGCTGGACGTAAGTCGCGAACAGTCCACTTCCGACAGAGAGCGATTCCTGTAACTTTTCGATTGCTAGCTCTCTGGCGTTTTTTTCTTTCTCAACAAGCCGGCGCGTTGCAACGATTGCTTTTGTGGCTCCAGAATAATATAAACTCATTCCTCTGATCGGGTCGTCAGCCTGCGCTTTTAGAGTAGTTTTTCCGTTAATAGTGTATGATACATCTGTTAGAGGAGTAACGTATTGGTTGAGATTACGGTCATAGGTATAAGTCACGTCACCAAATTCCAGCAGCGGATTGAACGCCATATCTCCTTGGAGATTTCTGAATTTTGCACCGATAATGGAATCACCAATCTGTGCTGCCACCGTTGCAAGATCGGATTCACCCACAAGATTGTTTTCCATGGACAGAATGTAGCCGGAAGTTCCATATGTTTCAGAATTATCACCGTTTATTACATTGATTCCAGTTATCACTATGTCGTCGCTTGATACTGTCGGCATGCTGATATAATCTTTGAGTTCAATACTCGGAGTAGCATCCAAATTCCATCTAATAAACTGCAAACTTCCATTGCTGTCAAGACGTGCATTCGCGGTATCAAGCATGGCAGCCCATCCGAAAAGTTGACGATATGTCATATCTTTTGGGAGTTCGTTGATAATCAGATCGCCATGCGCCATTTTCGAAAAGCCAGCCGTGATACCAAGAGTACCACATGCATCCCTCACCAGACTCTCAACTGTCTGTGGGAGAACCAGTTTTGTTGAGTGCGCGGCGTTGGTTTTATACATATCATCCAGTGCGGTAAAACTGAGGATTTCGCCGTACTGTTCTGGTGTTGTAATCGTATACACACCTTTATCAATGGTCTCGACCGTATCGGCATCAATCTGCATTTTAAGGTACGCATGGACTTTCGCCATATAGAAATAGTAGTCTTTCCACTGGTCGGAAGTGTTATCCAGTTCGAGCGTCATGGACTTGCAGATAACGCAACCGATTGGAAAACTGCTACTTTCTGCACAATCAGAAAATGAGTTGTTGCCGTTCATAATTTCGTTTTTTAAGTGTTTCGATGTTCCGTCAGAAAAGGTAATATCCGCTTCAACCCATACCTTTTCTCCGTTCTCAAGTCCCTGCTTGAATGCATTAGATACATTAATCAAGTGGATTCACCCCCTGCATATTAAAAGATATTTTTGATACAAATTTTAAGTCTGGCGAAATTTCTCCGATAGTTAGGCTTGCTTTTCCAACATAAAACGGGTCTGTTCGCCATGCCATGTAGTAAAGTGACCAATGATACAAATTGAAAGTTTTTCCTTTTGCGATAACCTTGAGAATTTTGTTTGCCTCTATAACCGGAACGTTTGACGCTTCATAGCTATACTGTTCGACTGTAAACAATGGAGTTAACAACGCTTTTCCGAACTGCGTGCGGTTACTACCTTCTGAATAAGTTGTTTCAAGATTGTAACCCATATCCTTATCCGGCTGGTAGATGGAAGCCCCATTCATCTTGTATCGTTCTGTTATACTTTTTGGAATAGTTGCCACGCTTCCACCTCCTATGCCAGTTCAAACGGGTTTCTACCGCTTGTATCACGCCTTAACTTTGCTTCTTCGATAATTTCATCAAATACTGTTCTTCGGTTAATCTGGGCGGTAAATCTGACGTTTCCATTGCTATTCTGTCCACCAGATTCCTCGCGAACAATTTTCCTAAGCAGTGCTTCTGGTGTTTCAATGTTATTACCCTGTTTCTGGTCACCAAGGACAGCCAGAAATTCACTTCTTGGCGGAATGACTGCGCCTTTGGCCAGATACGGAACTGTTGGAACTCTTGGAAAACTTGCAGTAAATCCGATCCTCCTAGAACCGAATGGTGTAGGTACTTCCCACGGACCGAAGGAAAATGCAGATTCAATTCCACCGATCGCGCTGTTGACAGTTCCGATTGCACTATTGACAATTCCGATAACCTTGTTCAATATGCTCCGAATGGTATCTTTGATGCCACCAAATATATCGACAACCTTATTTTTAGCTGATGTAAATTTTCCCACTATACCGTTTTTGATTCTCTCAACAAGGTTTCCAATGGTTGACCAAATCGCATTCCATTTCTGGCGTGCCGTGGATTTTATATTGTCCCAAATTGTGGATATTTTAGCTCCAAGATTTCTGAGCTTGTTGCCAATATCATTGACAAACGTTACTGTTTTGTTCTTAATCCAATCCCATACTTTGCCTGCAACTTCTTTAATTTTGTCCCAGTTTTTGTACAGCAAAATACCAATCGCAATGCAAGCCCCAACGGCAATAGCGAATATTCCCCCTGGTCCGATAGCTGTTGCAATAGCTTTAATTCCGCCCATGATACCACCTGCACCAGTCATTAACGAGATAAGCCCCTTTGCAGCCATGGCTATTCCAGACACACTTTTAATAACTCTCGACGCCAATCCTGCAATCTTTGCCGCTGCGAACGCCCCAATCAGAGCCGCACCGAATGCCTCAATGATTGATTGGTGATCCGCAAAGAATCCTGCCAAATCAGACACTAGGTTAATCACTGTCGGAATTCCTGTTTCAATCAGCCATTTCAGCATCGGAAGAACGATATTATTGTAAATCCATTCAAGAACGTTTCCGATAGATTCCAGAATTGGTGCAAATGTACTGGTCAGATTACTGATAGATTCCAACAGCGGATAGAAGTTCAGATTTGCCGCCCATATTGCTGTATCCTCTGCAATCTTCTCGACAAACTGCATGACCGCCACAAGGGCGTCTGCAATGTTCTGTATGATCTGCGTCCCTACACTGTTCTTGTTCCACGCGTCAGCGAAGCCGGAAGCAATGTTCCCAACAGTCTTAAGCACGTTCTGGGCAATCTTGAGCATGGTCGTGAGCATTTTTGTGCCTGTGCCATTTGTCCAGACCTCTACAAGGCTTTTACCTACGCTTACAGTGAGCTTTTTGAGTCCATCAAGTGTGGTTTTTGCCGCATTAATAGTATTCTTGCCCTCTTTTTTCCATGCGTCCTGAAATGGCTTCCAGAGCTTCTTAAGCAGATCAGCAAGCTTCTTGGCAGAATCACTGATTTTATCTAGCGCATTTTCGCCCTCTGCCAGACTGCCATAATCCACACTGCCAACAGAACTCGGCAATCCTCCGCCCCCAGAACCAGTTCCACCGGATCCAGAACTGGATGGAGTTGAAGATGTGCCCTCTGTGGAACTAGCCTTGTGTACTTCGTCAAGTGATGAAAGATAGTTTTTTGTTTCTTTATTTGCTTTTTTCGTAGCTGTTGCATTATCTTTATTGGCATCCGCTAATTTCTCTGCATTGTCTGCCGCCTGTCCATACTGATCCGCTGTATCTGCGATCGCGTCCGTTCCGGCAAGGCCTGCTCCACTTCCACTTGTCTGACCAGATGATTTCTTGCCAGTAATAAGCTCCGTGAATGACTTGAACGCATTTGCCAGAGTTGCCAGTTTGCCGAGCAGAACATTAATTACTTTCAGAACAGGTGTAAAAATATTAATCAGTCCCTGTCCGACTGTTGCCTTGAGAGATTGCAGCTGTAACTGCATTACTCGTACCTGGTTCGCCCAGCTGTCAGATGTCCGGATAAAGTCCCCAGATGCAGCCGATAACTGTTTCTGCACAAACGCCAGGCGAAGAGCAACTTTCTCCTGTTCAGTCATTTCAGATGTAGTCTTGCCATAGCCATTTGCCAGTGCGTACTGGTCGAGTGCCGACTGGCTCATTACCACGCCAAGATCCTTGAGCGTTTCCGTTTCACCAGTAAATACGGATTTCAGCTTGATGTAAGCCAAGTCCTGACTAATGTTGTAGAATGATGCTACATCACCAGTTAGCTGTGTCAGAGCCGTTGACATATCATAAGCCTGTGCTTCTGAGAATCCGAACGACTTAGACATTGCTCCAAACGTTCCAACATACCGTTTTGCCATTGTCTCTGACAGTCCGGCAGAGGTCATGGCGTTCTTTGCGAATTCATTGACCTTATCCGACATGGTGGTAAATGTAACATCGACCACGTTCTGAACTTCTGCGAGGTCGGAACCAAGCTCCACGCATTCTTTCCCAAACTGTACCAATTTACCGACAGCAAACGCCCCGCCAATCAGCAGACCGATTTTTTTTACAGCACTCCCAAGGCCGTTAAATGACTGTTTTATAGCTGATACGCCGTTTTGCACACCTGATGTGTCCATTCTGGTATCAATAATGACTGAGCCATCAGCAGCCATGTGTCCACCTCCTAACTATTTGAGGTTTAACATCTCATTCAGCGCATCCTTGTACGCTTGCTCTTCTTCACTGAGACGTGTTTTTATGTCAATGATGTTCTTGTTTTCTTGATAGAATTTCTTTTCCCATTTATCGAGCTTTTCGCCCTTAGCCTTTTTTGACCGGATTCCAACAACTGTGTTGAACAGGCACTCACCAGATTCCATGAAGTATCCAAAGAACGTCCACCAGTGCATATAAGGCACTGCTCTGATTTCTTTACCGGCAACTTTGTTTACCGCCGGAACGATCATGTCTCCGTCCTGTTCCCAGTCCATTAATCGGGGCTTTGGATGGTTTGGATTATCGTCAGATTGTCCACAGTCAATAAAATCTGATGCTTTCTGGCAAGCTTCGTCCAAGCGCTCAGACGGTATACTCTGCCAGTCCTCATACAGAATTTTCAGCATTACCTCCATTTTTCCGTATTCGTCCAGTTCCGGGTCGTTCATGGCTATGAGAATATCAATAATTACTCGAAAATCCGTTCTGATAGAAAAATCCACCCCACTTATGTTAAGCGAGGTGGGAAGCTCATAGGCGGTCATTTTGTATACTTCTCCGTATGCTTATTGACTGCTGCCTGCATTTTCTTTTTCCTCTTTTCGATTTCCGGTGCGATTGCTTCTGCGATCTTATCAAGTACGATATAAGCAAACACCTGACCATTGCCGAATACAGTGGTTGCCGTGATCGGTTCCTTGAACAGGTCTTTTGATGCTTCATATCCGAGCAGGTAGTTGATTTTATCCTCGATCTGTTTGTTCAGTTCAGCCATTTCTTTGCCAGAAGTGACTTTCTGAATAGAATCTTTGAGCTGTTCAAAGTATTCTGCCAGTTCCTCTGCACGTGCTGCTACATTGATATCAGTTGGGTTCAATTTGAAAGAAGAAAAAACTTCGTCTTCGTTGTTGGTAAATGTAAAAATGAGAATTCCATCATCAATTTTGGTATTAATTACTTTTGCCATTCAGCATGTCCTCCTTGTATATGTGCTTATTCGCTGTCAGCTGTGAATGTACCGGAACTGATATCAAATTTTCCCTTTACACGTTCGCCGGTATAGTTGACGGTAAATGGAATCTGATAGCCAGATGTATCACCGCCATAGGAGGTTGGCACAACATAGCAATCCTGCTGATATGCTTCATATTTGCCTGCTGTGGCTTCTGTCCAGAGATGAACCTCAACTGCTTTTGTTTTGAGGTTATCGTCTTTGAGACGTCCATCTACGATCTTCTGTAATGCTGTGAACAGATCAGAAGTGGTATCTGCATAAAACGGATCAGCATCAGAAGAAACTTCATAGCCATTGTGTTTGAATGTGGATTCTCCAAGAATGTTCTTAGATGTTTCAGTATCTGGATTGAGTTCAACATTGTACTCTTCCAGATCTTTTCCAAGACGCTCATATTTCGGTGTCAGTCCTCCACAGAGGGAGCCTGCGTCGATATAATGAGCCATATATTTACGGTCAATCTTGCCTGTAACTGCCATAGAAATGTCCTTTCTGCCTATAACTTTTAAAAGGCTGTGTAGGGTAGCGACTATCTCCAATTGATAGCCGGTTGTTACTATTTAATCGTCGGGCAGGCGTTGCGGCTCCTGCATCTCTTTTAACCCATAGGGTGCGTGGTTGCAACGAAATCTACCACCTCCGACGATATTTATACTACTTCATAAGTGTTTTCGTAGCGTACCGATAATGGCAATAGCCAATCCTGTACACCGCCCTCCTGTGGATCTGTACCGTAGGAGTTTCCACGGGTAATGCGTTTTATCACTCGCCCCTGTGAAAGCTCAGGAAACGCATTTAAACGTGTCTCAGTGCCATTTATGACAACTGGTTCCCGGCATATCCATTTACCGAGATTGTCAAGGAACTTCTGAACAGATAACTTCTGTCGTTCCTTGTCGGATGCTGTTCGGTATACTATATAGAATGGATACTGGCATATCTGATGCATTACGCCACAAACATCTTCTTTTTCTGTATAGACCAACGCCCCGTTGTCTGCTGAGAACGCAATTCCTGATTCCTTGCCGAGTTCTTCAAACTTGATTATTTCATTGTCATATAGTCCCGGATACTGGTTCAGAAGTGCTTTCATGGCATCTGTCAGAATATCATATCCGGTTGCATCTACTCCGATAGGTTTATCCGCCATGCCTGCCACCTCCTGCCTGTGCTTTTACCTTGCGAAGCCATGTACTGCCATATTTTCGTTTAGCGGCATCGAACCATTCAGCTTGCGCCTGAGTATGCGGTGATTTTGTATATTGAAGATTTTCTTTTACATTCGTTTTACCGGAGTACTGGCTCACAAGAACCTTTTCCGCATCGTGTCTTGCCCATGTGCTACCTGTCGCAGGGTCGACCATAGTTTTTCCAAAATAAAGAAAGCGTCCATAAGGAGCAGCCGCAGCACATACAAATCCAGTCCCTTGCATTGATGTACTTTTGACTCTTGTTCGGTCAATAAAATCTCCCGAAATCATTGGCATAAACTCTATCATACTGTCCATAACCATTCCATCAAGGAGATACTGGGCTTCTTGATACTGTCTGGAGAACCTGTCCATATTCAGCTTTATTTTCATATCTCCGTCGACAACGGAGAATCCTTTGAAATGATGAATTTTACTCATATCACTTACCCAGAATTTCAAAATGCGGAATCAGTGTATACGGACCGCCCACGCTGGTAATCTTGAACACATTATCTCTATTCTCATTCATATACTGGTAGAATCCATTCCGATAATCACTGTCAATTACCGTTCCACTAGTCCACTCACCCTCCCAGAAGAACGATTCATCTGAGAATGTGATAGTGTCTTCCAGAGCGTTGTTGATCTGCTGTTTCCACTCTTTAGGCGGCACCCATGGGAGAATCTTACCGTCTCTATCAGCAATGGTTATATCGCCGTTCTGGACAATATAACGGATGTGTAACTGTGCGTTGTCAGTTGCGTCTGGACCGTACTTTTTAAGGATTGCTCCTTTGTCAGTAATGAGGTCAACGCCGGATAAAACATGAGGATACCAGTACGCATTTCTTGTCGTGGCACTTTCGTAATAGTTGAAAAGTGTAATTTTAGATGAATACATGATACCCTCTCCTTAATATTATTCTTTCTGCACTGTCTGCTTAATAACCTGATTCACACCAGTTGCCGACAATCCGTTAAACATACCGACCGCAACTGCTGTGATATAGTCCGTTGCCGGAAAATCCGGGATAACTCCCATTCCGACAGCTCCGAGAATTCCACCAATAACCGCCATGATTACCGGAATCCATTCATCAGAGATTCTTTTTGATGCTTTGCAGCCCATTCCTACGATGTAGCAAATCATAACGATTGCTATGCATGAGCCTAATGTTGAAATGTCCATTATTCAGATACCTCCTTAAATTCTTCTTCAAACTTATCCTTTGCCATTGTATCGAAATATCCTTCTTCATCACGCAAGATGTAATCACCAGGTTTCATGAATGCTGCATCGCATCTTTCGTCATCTTTGAATAAATTAGGATATGTTGAAACTCTAACGCTCGGGGTTCTGAAACTATTAACAATTTTTACCGAATTGCCAACAAACTTTTCAATTTGAGCGATGCTCTCAGAAGTAGCAAAACACTGAATAGCTTCAACTATAGTCGGTTTTATTCGTACATATTTCATACTCACACCCCCGCATTCAATACTGGTATTCCGTTATCCGTCCTTACTCCCATCAGAAGCGGTAAAGCCGTCTTATAAAGTAAGTCGTTTGTTTTCTGTACATCTCCGGCGGCGGCATACACCGTACTCCATTCCTTTGCGCCTGATGCTTTCTGCTGTGGCGTTGCGTAAGAGATGGATTCACTGCCAGATGATACAGATGTTACAATGCCTGTCGTGCTACCACCGGACCCGATTGCGGTTGATGTACCGCTCACAGCGGCATCGGTAGCATTCTTCTCAGCAAGCTCAATCTGATACATTTTTTCAGCCAGTGAGCAGACTGCCTTTTTGATGCGCTTCTGTGAACGTTCATCTGTCGGCAGTCCGTCCACCAACCTGTCGGATGTCATTAAATCCACAAAATCACTGGCTCTTTCTGCCAGTCGTGGAAAGTCGGATTCTGGCACGACATTGCCGAATGATTCTGTATAGAATTTATAATCTGCATAAGCCATGCCAGTTACCTCCTGCGTTTATGATTTCGCTGTTACGCTTACACTTCCGGCATTCAGTGCTTTGTATGTTCCGTCGCACTCAACCACTGTAATCTTCTGTCCGGTTGCCGCCTTAATATCGGATTTTCCATCCCAAGTACTCCAGTTTCTGAGATTCTGTCCATATCCGACAGTTACTGCTTCTGCCGCAACTTTGTGTTTATATACGTTGTTGGCATTTTCTTTAGCTGGATTTACAGTGATTTTTGTATCACCAGTTGCTGTTCCTGCCGCAGATGTTACTGTCAGAGTACCAAGCGTTGGTGTTTCGTCAATGGTAATTACTGCAATTGCGTCAATGTACTCTGCAAAAAGAGTAAGTCCCATAACTGCGAACGCTTCGGACACTGCGGTGTGGTAGTTACCCTGAGTGTGGAATCCGATCAGATTTGTCTCTCCAGATACGGTGTATACAAGTCCTGCTCTTGCAAAGTCAGATTCATTCGGATCAACATAATACAGAACGATGTTCTCAACAGGGGTAGCGATAACCTGTCCTCTCGGGATTTCGCTGTCAGACAGTAAGAAGATTGTATTGAATCCCATAAAATCTTTCATGTACTGGAATCCGAACTGGTTCTGAATAGTGATCTCAGCTGCTCCGAGATATTCATATACGTCCAGAATGTTCACAAATCCAACAACGCCAGTCACATTTCTATGCATCTGCTTGAATTTGTTCTCAACACGGCCCTTGGCCATTGCCAGAGCCATCTGGAACGTAGTTTCTGTGGAAGTAAGTGTGCCGGTTTTCAGATAGTCATAGAATCTGCCGGTAACATCAGTCTGAAGCTGAAAAAGGAATTCATCGTCAGTCATCTGAACAGCGTTCTCATAACCGTGATCCTTGATTGCTTCGATAGATACAGCCTTTGCGTACTTTTCGATAGTCATTTCCGCATAGGCCTTTTCTTTTACAGTAAACTTGCTGTAAGGGATTTCCTCACCCTCACCGACAAGTCCGCTCTGTAAAGTACCCTCTGCGTATTTGGACTTGAGTACAGCACCCGGCTGTTTTTTGATAGGTCTCATAATACCCAGAATGTCACGTAAGTGCTGCCAGTTTCTCTCGAATCTGGTAACAAAATCAATCTCGCGTGCTGTGACCTGGATATCATTTGTCATAATAAGATTAGCTTTTGCTGCCATATAAAAAATCCTTTCTACCCATAATTGTTAAGGTATTGGGTTAGCGGCTATACTCTGTCGTATAGTCGGTGTAAAAATCACTGGAATAATTGGATATTCTGTGCAATTGCAGCCTGTCTCTCGGACGGGTCTTTGATTGCTTCGATATCTTTTTTGGTCATACTTCCCGGCGTTTGCTGCTGTCCAACATGTGTTGTAAATCTTGCCTGATTCTGTTGAGCCTGCTGCTGAGATTCATCTACAAAAGCGGATGCGTCAGACTGTTTCATCTGCTCAATCAGATCATTCAGTCCAAGGATTTTACCATCTTTCAGCTTTAATCCTGCTTCTTTGATGTCTGCCATGACTGACTTCTTTGCCGCTTCACTGGAAAACTTAACATCATCGAGTGCTGCTTTCAAAGCATCTGAGAAATCACGGTCGTAGATTTTTGCATTGAATTCTTTCTCTGCATCTGCCGCTTTCTGTTTCCAAGTCTCTAACTCGGTCTTAACATTTGCCGGGTCGATACCGTCAAAACCTTTTAAAGTTTCCTCTGCTGTCTCAGCACGTTCTTTCCAGTTATCGCGTTCTCCCTCAACTTTTGACAGAGTTTTTGCTACTTCTTTGGCATTTTTGTAATGCTCAGAGAGTGCCTTTTTCACATCTGCCTGTTTGTCCTCCGGGATCTCAATTCCAAATGATTTAAGTGTGTCAATAAGTTTCTGCATATACATCCTCCTGGTCGTGTTTATTGACCTGCCGCCGCAGGTAAGTGGATTAAGCCAGTTAGACCACTGGCAGGGTAACTGTGGCTATTGGATTCGAACCAATGAATGAGTGTTCCTCTCCCGGGGGCAAAGCCCGGTGCCTTACCACTTGGCGAAGCCACATTGAAGTGCCTTTTCGGACCGGACACCAGTCTACAGGATAAGACATAACCTAATCAGCATCATGATGTTGCAATCTACCCTAGCCATAGACCACCTGCATACAGATAGCGTAACTTTAAGCAGATTAATTGCAGGAGGCGGATTCGAACCGCCGTTCTCAAGGGTATGAACCTTGCGAGATTCCACTTCTCTATCCTGCTATGTACATGTTTGGAAGAACCATTTCAGCACGTTCACTTACTGACTACTAGAGGAAGTCACTGCTTCACCGATAAACAGTACGTATTCGGAACTCGGTTATACATTCCTACGCACTACTCTGTGCTTTTCCTGACACCAAACTTTCAGTCTCCAAACAATCGGAACGCCCGGAATCGAACCGGAGACTAGATTACTCGTTTCTATCAGCTTTCCACTAACTGCACATTCCGTCAACCCGGATTCCCGGGTTAGCAAGGTATTTTACGTGCTATGCCTAAACACGAGACGTTTCGGGCTACGTCAACGCCGCCTATACGGTCGTACACCTCTGCACGGGTTGAATTCCACTGTTCAGTTATATGCTCTCACAAGGAGGTATGCCGCCATGCACTAACGGCAATGGTACGTGTCGGAAATTGCATCCGCTTTTCAACCTCATGCTTCTTATGTGACAATCCGGCCACTGCATTTTCTATTAAGGACACGCACCTGAGAAAGGAGGAATCAATGAAAAAAATGTCTATGTCAAGTGGCTGTAACCACTTACGAATCTTCCCTATGAATACATTTTACCACAGAACCTCCAAAAAGTTGTGGTACATGTTTTGGCTAATTAGAGCATATCCCGGAGTTTTTCTACGTATCTCTTGACAAGATCACGTTCTTCCCGGCACTCTGCGTCCTTGGACATATCACTCATTTCTGTAGTGAGTTCGTCCAGATGTTCTTCCAGAGCGGCAAGCATCTTTCTTTTGCAGTCTTCAGACTTGCCGGAACGATAGCTCTGTTTCTGTGTCATATAGTCGTCATAAGCATCCCGTCCGTCAGAACGGCTGTAATGCCCTCTGACATAATGTTCACCACGTCTGGCATAAGAACTACCTCTGTCGTAATCCGGCATCATTCTGCCATCATTTGAGCTGTATCTCCCCATGCTGTCGCGCTTTCTTCCGCGTTCGCTGTAATCGTCATTGTAGCCGCTACGCATCTCATCAAGGACAGTGTTGTAATATTCCACTTTCTTGTCCCAGTAATACGTATTCTTGATATCTTTGTACATATCAATCAGCTTGTATGTCATTTCCAGATTTCCAGTGGTCAGCCCACTGTCAGCGATTTTGGAAAGTTCATCTTCGATTCTTGCACATAAGTCTTTAATGTCTCTCATAATCACACCTCCTACGCTTCTCTGGTTACAACGATGTTTGCGTTCGCAACAGAAACGGCCTGATCGCTTGTGTTTTCTACTGCGATATTAACGCAGCATCCACGAGGTACATCAATATAAATACCTGTGGATACATTGTTATACTGGTCTACTGCCGCCGGTGTGGAGATCATCTGTGAAGATAATACAGGCTCGCCAGAGATTGCAATTGCCAAAGAGATAGCCTCAGCTGTACCACCGGTGGGAACTGCGATATTGCCAGAGAAATCCACAAAGAATCTCGCTTTGCACTGATTAGTCAGTCCTCTCAGTGTAATAATTCCACTTCCCTCTCTGTGCTGAATGCAGTTAGAACCCTTAACTGCTGTGTTTGAAAATACTACGTTTCCATTTGCTACTACAGTCTGAGCAGCTATACTTGTAAATTCTGCCATAAAAATACTCCTTTCATATCACAAAAGGACAGGTCTCAGCCTGCCCCTCTGTGTAATACGGCATAAGCCGACATTCGAATCAATCGAAAGATACTCTCGATATGAAGTTATCAGCAATTGCATCCGGTGTTGCATCCGCATCCGTAATATGTGTTCGGGTTAGGAACCTGATATGCCGGGATCGGTGCTGGATTGATTGCATTAATGAGCTGCTGTGTCTGAGAAGCCATTGCGGTTGTGAGAAGTGCGCTCTGGCGATCCTGAGAAGCAGCGCGTCTGAGATCATTATTCTCAGCCTGCAGGTTAGAAATCTTTTCATTGCAAAGATAATCAAGAATGGCTCTTGTCCCAGCGTTCTGGCTGTCAATGATATCTCTTGTGTTGCTGTTCATTGTGTTCTGCAATGCACAGGTGTTCTGCGCCATGTTGTAGTTTACGCCCTGGATAGCTTCTCTGGTTTCACAACAGCAGTTTGCAAGCTGCGCCTGTAAAGCATTGGTATTCTGCATATTCGCTACAGTGTCGGCATTAATAGCCTGCTGGATGCCAAAGCCTGTCTGCATGATGTTTGTGTTGATTCCATTGAATCCGGTAAGCATACCATTATTCATGGCATAAAAGCCATCGCACAGGCCGCTGTTGATTCCGTCAAGCTTGCTGATTACTGCGGAATTGTCAAATCCTCTCTGAATGTCTGCCTGGGTAGCTGCTGTGGCCGTATATCCGCCGCCGTTGCCGTTATTACCCCAGCCGTTGTTTCCCCATCCGCAAAATACAAACAAGAAAAGCACGATAAGCCACCATGCACCGTCTCCACCAAACATGCCGTCATTATTTCTACCGTTTCCAGTAGCAGCGGCAATATCTGCTAAGCTATAATTTCCATCCATAGTTATAATCTCCTTTTTGTGTATTTACATCAATCTGGCCAGATTGTAGTGTACTATTTCATATTCTTCAGCAGATTTTGAAACTGCCCTGCCATCTGCTGGACTTGATTAAGTTGCTGTTGAGAAATCTTCCCAGACTGTAACATCTTCTCAACTTCTGCTTTCGGGTCTCCTTTGAAACTCTGCTTAAACTGCATAAATTGCTGCATCATCTGCATTGGCCCGTTTCCCTGTGGCATTCCACCACCAAGCGCGTTAAATAATGGATTACTCATCTGCGTTTCCTCCCTTGACCACTGATTCCTGTGCGGTACTAACCCTAACAGGTTCAGAAAAAGAATTTAATCGGTTTATGATAGCTTCGTATTTGCCCTTTAAATCGTCATATTCCTGTCTGGTGACATATTTACTGTCCATGTTCTGAACAGGCTGTTTAGGCGGCATCTGAGTGCCTACTTCATGATACTCAAACGTCCGTAATGGCTGCGGCATACCGGAAACGTCTGTGGATTTTATATAAAATTTCTCTGATTCTGAATCCATTAGTAAAACACTTGTCCCGGGTGCTACCAGATAGGATTTTGCACCTACTTCGCCAGATACCCACAGGATACCATTGTTATTCTGCTGGGGTTGTTGTACTGGTTGAGCTGGCATCTGGACAGGCTGTTGCTGGAACTGGTTCATCTGTCCCGGAACACCAAAACTATATTGATAAGGATTGTTATATAATGCCATCTTATGCACCGCCTTTCTGATTATATTCTAAAATAAAAAAAGAGCCTTAGACAGTTCGTCTAAGACCCATATAAGTATCTGAAAAGTATCAGCATACTTTAATTATTTTATTATTTACCCTCCGGCTTAATCGTTTCGCCGTGGATATACTCACATTCATCTGCTCAGCACAGTATTCAAGAGTGTGTTCCTTGCATCTCAGCCGGAACAATCTTTCTTCATCCGGTGTGAAATTACACTCTAGCAAAAACCTGTCTATATCTTTCTTAGTGAATACATATAACTTCATGAGCATACCCCTTATTAATGCTAACGCTGATTCTGTGCAAGATAATTTGTAAGCTTCTGTTTTGTTTTTTTTAATTCCTCAACGTTATTCCCGCTGATCTGACTGTCTAACATGGTTGATAACACTTCCAGAATTAATGAATCTCGTTCTGCGATTCTCCGAAGACTTTCATAATCTCGTCTATCATGTTCTTCCAGTGTCTCTACTCGCTTATTAAGTCGGAATGCCGGTGTAATCCATTTAAAGATTACAGCCGCTGCCCCTCCGACAATGGACACTCCTCCGCA